GCAGGCCAACGCCCTCGCCCGCAGCACGATCGGTGCCTACCTGCTGAACGACAACGAGGAGCTCACCAACTTCACCCGCTCCGCCGCCGGCATCGCCGACATCCTCGCCAGCCTCAAGAGCGAGATCACCGGCGCCAGCGGCCTCCCCCACACCCTGCTCTGGGGCGAGAGCCCCTCGGGCCTCGGCGCCGACGGCCGCAGCGAGCAGGCCGCCTTTGGGAACGAGGTGGCCGACTGGCAGGCCCAGCACCTGAAGGAACCCCTCCGGCGCATCTACGAGCTGGTGATGGCCTGCTCCGATGGCCCCTGGAAGGGCAAGGCCCCGCCGCAAGACTGGGAGATCACCTTCCGGCCCACCTACACCCCAACGGATGATGAACAGGCGGAGCTGCGGCAGAAGGTGGCCGCGGCCGACAGCCAGTACATCACCGGCGGTGTGCTGCAGCCCAACGAGGTGGCGCTGGCGCGGTTCGGGAAGCCTCGGTTCTCCCTCGACACCACCCTGCTGAACCGCGAGGCCGATGGTTCGATCCCGCAGCCGGAGCAGCCTGCCCCGGTGGAGTTCGGCGGCACCCTCGGGGGCGATCCGGCCGCGGCCCCCGGGGAGGCCCAGGCCACCGGGGAGGCTCCGGCCGCCGGCGGTGATGCCGGGCTGGAGGGCCTGGAGGGCACCGCACCGCCTGAGACCCCGCCCCGCACCGATGCCGACGACGAGCCCTGCTGTGACGCCTGCGAGGAGCGGGCCCAGGCCCTGGCCGAGCAGATCACCGAGCACCGCGCGCGCCGCCGCCGCCGCCGGGATGAGCAGCCCCGCAACGATGCCGCCGGCCAGATCCATCAGATCCTCGGGGTGAGCGTGCGGATGGATGGCCCGGGCATCGGCCGCCTGCAGGGCCCCTACGGACAGACCCTCCCCTATCCCGTGGCGGTGGGACCGGATCTGAGCGGCGCCTGGGAGGTGTTCGAGGCATCCAGCGGCGCCTACCTGCTGGCCCTGGGCCACCAGCACCTGCGGGGCGTGCGCGATGCCGTTGGCCCCACCCCCACCATCCGCCGGATCGACGCCGTCGACCTGGTGGCGATGGGCGCCCTGTGCGATGCCTACCTTCCTGCAGATGGGGCAGAGGCATGAACCGGGCTGAGAGCCTGCAGGAACGGATCGATGCCCTGAAGCGCAAGTGCAGCACCGGCTACGGCTGCGGATCCACGTGCATCAGCCTGCGGAAGGAATGCCGCACCAGGCCGGGATCGGCAATCGGCAAGGAGCGCCTGAAGCGGCTCATGGCCCTGGCGGCCGGAGGTCCCTCCAACCAGCGGGGCATCGGCACGGTCAAGGCCGGCGAGGCCGGCGAGATGGCCCAGGAGTTGCGCAGCGCCCGCGGCAGCAAGGCTCAAGAGCTTCTGAACCGGCGCAAGACCGCCCGGCAAACTATCGCCGCCACTGCCGCTGAGGCAGCTGACCGCAGAAAGGCAAAAATCAGCATCAAGTCAACGGACCCACCGCGTAGTGGGAGCGGTCGCCCGCGAAAAGACCAGCTTCAGCGCGAATTCACCGTTGAGATCAGCGGCGGCAACACTGAGACCAGAACGATTCACGCCGGGGTGTTCGGGCAAATCACCAACGTCAGACTCCGAGATCCTGATGCCAGTTATGTCTGGTCAACCAGCATCCACCGTCGAGCTGCTGAGCTGGGCAAGGAAGTAGGGGTAAATCCGCTGGTGGTCCCAGGCGACGAAGACGCCCCCGGTGTGCCAAAAATCGTGGCCACCGATCTGAATTTCTTCACTGGCACCAGTGAAGTTATGACTGGCCTGAAAAGAATTGACATCTCCCCCGCTGATGGGGCCCTGGTGGCTCGCGCAGTGTTTCGACAGATGGCCGAGATGTTGAAGGGGATGCCTGATGGTTCACTGCTCACCTGCAGCGCCTATGGAGGTGATGGATATGGTGAAGAGCGGAAGAAAATGTACGAGGCACTAGGTTTTCAATTCCCGGTTGGCCAGAGGCATGACGGGATTGCCCTTGTGAAGGGAGGCAAGATCGCAAAACGCCGGCGTATGGATAGCGAATTAGATGACGACGAGCGCCTGTTCATCGAAGCAGCAATGCAGCTGCCTGAGTTTGGCGGCGGAGATCGCACCACTCTGGACAGCCTCCAGGTCCGCATCGACGCCCTGAAACAGCGCTTTGATGCCCGTCGCCGACAAGAGGCTCCCGGCCAGATGGCGCTGGACTTGACCGGGGGCGGTGCAAGCGGCGGCCGCGGCCCGGGAGGTGGCGAACCCTGCGGTGCGGGCTGGATCGATCCCCGCGACACCTGCCGCAAAGGGGCTGCTGCGGTGCAACCCGCGGCCACGCCGAACCGCTTGATGCAGCTGCATCAGGAAACCCAGGCCCGCAAGGTTCGGGAGGCAGCAGAGCGGAAGGCCCGAAATGCAGCCACCGCTGCCGCCGGCAAGGGCGAGATCACGCTCGAGGCTGACGGCGGAGAGCCCCGATTCCGCGGGCAGCCGCCGGTGCGCAGCCTGGGCAGTGGGGCGTTTGGCAAGACCTACCAGTTCGACACCGCCGATGGCCCTGTGGTGGTGAAGGTCAACAGCCTCACCATGGGTGACCCCGCAGAGGATGATCCGCGGGTGGGCCTGGCCGAGCAGCGAGAGAACGTGGCCCGACGTGAGCTGCGCAACCTGCAGCGGGCCCATGCGGTCGGCCTGGGCCCCAAGCCGATCGGAGATGTTGTCCACCTGCCCGATGGCCGTTGGAGCCTCGCATACCGCATGCTGCGCGGCTCGAAGCTCACCCCGTCCCACCAGACGGTGGACCTGACCCCAGAAGCGGCGGCAACCCTCTCGGACCCGAAGGCCGCGGCCAGGTACGTGGCGGGTGCGCTGCAGCTGGCCCGCCGGCAGGCCGACTCCGGCCTGATCCACGGGGACCTGCACGGCGGCAACATCCTGGTGGGCCCGGATGGCACACCGGCCTTGATCGACTGGGGGCAGGTTCGAGAATCCCCCAACCCATGGAATGAGGGCACCCGCAGTGCAGCAATGAAGGCCAGCGACGAGGGCTATGCCCTCATCCCCCTGCTCAGCCTTGCTGGCCAGGCGCAGCGGCTGCCAGCAGCGGCGAAGGGCCTCTCTGAAATCGTCGCCACTGCACGCGAGAGGGCAAGGGATGCAGAGCTGGCCTTCAAGCGCGTGATCTCAGCCCACGACCTCGCGTGGGAGGAGACCAACGAAGACCAGGTGGGCGTGAAGTTTGAGCCGGGTGAGTTCCGCCGCCGGATTGTGGAAGCCAACAGGATTAAGAGAGAGGAGGGCATGCCCTACGACATGGCCCTGCGGGATCCCCGGGTGGGCCTGGAGCCGCCGCTCACGCCGGAAGTGCTGGCCCGGGCCGCGGCAGCGCGCGATGCCATCTTCGGCCAGAGTGATCTTGATCGGATGCGGCGCGAGCTCGATCGTCGTTTTGGGGGCCGGCCATGAAGCAACCATTCCCTCGCCGTTTCCAGCTGCTTGTGGCCATGAATGAGGCCCGAGGCCGTGGCGACCTGGAAGCCTTCTACCGGCTGCAGGACGAACACCTGCGCGAGCTCACTGGCAAACCTCTGCAGACAAGCACCGACAGACTGCAGGCCCGGGTCGATGCTCTGCGGGCGCGCTGCACCCCCCTGAATGGCTGACCGGTCCCTGGAGCTGCTCGAGGAGCTGGATCAGCAGCTGCGGGGCCTGGAGGATCGGCAGCTGCGCAAGCTGCGCGGGATCTTCGATGAGGCGCTGCGCCGCACCATCCGCAGCCTCACCGATCGGCTGGAGCGGATCGAGGCCCAGCCCCAGTACGACCCGGCCACCACCCCCGGCGCCTTCCTGGGATCCACCCCCGATGGCCCCGTGCCCATCACCCCCCTGCAGAAGAACCAGGCCAGCCTCTACCTGCAGGGCCAGCTGGTTCAGGACCTGCAGGCGATCATCAACCGCTTCCCGGCCGACCGGGCCGCCAACGCAGCCCTGAACCGTGAGCTCACGGAGCTCTACAACCGCGCCCAGGACCTCGGCACCGAGTACGCCATCGAGCTCTCGCGCAACATGCTCCCCCCGGCCGCCGTGCTCTCCGGCCGCCACCCAGCCCTGCAGGACCCCCAGCTGCCGCCTGCCGGGCCTCCAGGCCCCACCGATGCGCCGGCCCCCGGGAGCCCCTACCAGGAGGGCCAGAGCTTCACCAGGCTCCTGAACATGGGCGCCACCATCGCCGCAGCCGAGCGCGACTTCAAGAGCCTCAGCGCCAACTACCGCCGCCAGCGCAACGCCGCAACCGATGAGCGGGTGCGCGCTTCGAAGGACTACTTCTTTCGCTGGTGGCGCGACTGGGGCGACACGGTGCAGTTTGAGACCGCCACCCAGCTGGCTACCGGCGTGGACAGCCGCCAGCTGGCCCGCACCCTCAAGCAGCGCCTACCCCACATCAACGACGCCTTTCGCGGCCGCGCCGAGACCGTCGCCCGCACCGAAACCCACATCGCCGCCGGCGAGGCCCGCGAGCGCACCTTCCGCCGGGTGGGGGCCGGCTTCGTGCGATACGTGGCCACAGCCGACGATCGGGTCTGCGAGTTCTGCGCGCCCCGGATGGGGGCCCTCTACTACGCCGGCAGCGTGAAGACCCCGATCCACCCGAACTGCGTGCTACCCGGCACGGAGGTACTGCCCGGTCACCTGATCGCGGCGACTCGCATGATCTATCGGGGCGACGTCGTGACCATACGAACGAAGGCGGGCCGTCGCCTCGCCTGTACCCGTCATCATCTCGTGGCGACAACCCGAGGCTGGGTTGCTGCGCATGCGCTCAATCGTGGCGACCAGGTGCTCGCCCAGGCCCCCGGGGTCCAGTCCGTCATGGCCAACCCAGACCTCGCAACAGCTCCAGCCCTCATCGAGGATCTGTTTCAGGCGACGGTTGCGGCGAGCAAGATGCCGGCCGTAGGCGTGCCAGTGGCCCCCGTTCACTTCCACGGCGATGGAGCAGCCGGGCAGGGCCAGATCGATGTTGTATGGGCCGACCGGGAGCTGATGAACCACCTCGTGGCCGGCGGCCTGCAGCAGCTCGGCAATCTGCCTCTCGTACCCGCTGATGCCCAGCGACCGCTGAAAGCGGGTCTGAGCGCGCTGGACCTTGCTCTCCTCACGTTCCACGCGGCCCTTGGAGGCCTCATGGGCCGCGGCGACCTGCGCAGCGCGCTGCTCGGGGGTCATCTGAACCCATCGGAGCTGGTTCGCCTTGCTGGCATTGCGTGGCGGGACCCCCGCTTTGAGCAACCGGCGATGAACGGTTCGGCGGGTGATGTGGAAATGCTTGGCCAGCTGGTTGGGGCTTGCCCCGGCCTCGTAGCGGCTGACGAGATCCTGGACATCAAGGTTGATCCTGCGTGGCACGACGGTTTTGTGTACGACCTGACGACGTTCTCAGGCATGTATGTCGCCAATGGGATTCTGACCCACAACTGCCGCTGTGCCCTGTCTCCCATCACCCTGGAGGCCCTGGTCATTCAGAACGAGCTGGCCAGCGGCCGCGGCGAGCGCTGGGAGGAGCAGCAGCAGGCCCTGGCCGCGGCGACACGGCAGAAGTACGACGAGGCCAGCAGCAGGCCCTGGCGGCCGATCGGTGGCACCGGTGAGCCCCGCGGGCCCAGCGACTTCCCGCTGATGGAGCGCACGGCCCTGCCGGCCACCACCCCCCGGCCGAACCAGGCCAACAACCCGGCAAACGGTGGCGCCAGGCCCTGGCCATCGGGGGATCCGGTGTGGACCCCCTCCAGGGGCTGGATCAATGCCGCCGCCCGCGACGCCTACGACGCCATGGTCGCCGAGGTGGCGGGGCTGGAGGTGTGAAAGGCCAGCACGGGGTAGAGGCGCCGCACAAGCCGCTCCAGCGCTTCCCGGGCCGCGGCCATTATGGCCGTGATCGGTGCCAGCAGGTGCTGCTCCGGCACCAGCAGGCCGGCATACCAGCTGCCCAGCTGCGCGCTGAGCACCGGCAGGTGATCCCAGGCGCGGCGGCTGTAACGCCCGGCCAGCAGGGTGAGCACGATCAGGATCTGCAGGCCTTGGAGCACGATCTGGCCGACCTCAGGCCAATCGATCTGCTCGTTCAGCCAGAGCAGGCCCCGGGCGGTGGTGCCGGCAATGCGGCCTGCGGTGCCAGCGATAGTGGTGCGAGTGGTTTCCATGGTTTCTCCGGCCAGTGCCGGGCGATGGGGTGATCGGTGGCGGGCCTTGCCCGGCGCTTCCGATGAGCAGACCCTACCACAAACCGATGGACCGGTGATGAACCACCGCTGAAACTCCTTGCGGTGTCTGGGCTGGCGATACGACATCCGCAGCATTGATGAGGATCTCTACCTGGCTGTGCTGGCCTGTCGCAGAGCGCAAGATGCTTGCGCTGCAACGGATCTCAGCAATGGGGCCGAAACGCCGGAGGTGACAGCAAGGGACAGCAAGGGACTGGAAATGCAGTAGGAATGGACGGGCCGTTCATCGGCCACAACCGCCCGTCCCGTCAACGTCGTATTCGCCGTGGCCTCGATCAATGCCCTAAGGGGTCGGCTCTACCTGCTCGCACGGGTGCCCCGCCGCGACGGCCGGCCTGGCCTGGCCCAGAGCCGCATTGCCCTCAGGCTGGATGACACCCCGGTCAACCGCCGGATGGCAGCAAAGCAGCTGCAGACCCTGGAGCGGCAGCTCGAGGGCGGCACCTTCTCCTGGGACTACTGGCTGGATCAGGAGCCAGGGGCGATCTCCTGGCGCGAGGCGATCAGCCGCCTGCATCGGGCCCGGGTGATTCTCGGCCGCACGGGGCAAAGCACCTGGGAGGTGAACTACCTGGGCCGGCTGCGGCAGATTGAGCCGGGGTCGGCCTGCACCACAGAAAGCATGGCTCGGGCGCTCGCGCGCTACGACCGGGCCAGCTGCTCCTACAAGGAGCTCTTCTATCTGCTGCGCCACCTGGCGCGGCTGGTGGCGGTGCCGTTCCCAGAGGTGCCAGTGCCCACCTACAGCCAGGCCGCCCTGGTGGAGGTGCCGAGCGATGAGGAGATCATTGTCTGGGTGGAGGGGGCCTCGGAACCTGTCCAGTGGTACTGGGGAATGATGGCCACCTATGGTCTGCGGCCCCATGAGATCGAGGGGGCGGCGTTGATCGAGCGCGATTACTGCCAGGTGCAAGAGGCCACCAAAACGGGCTTCCGCACGGTGGTTCCCCTGCCCCGCGCCTGGGTCGAGCGCTTCCGCTTGCGGGAACAGCGGCTACGGCCGCAGCTGCGCGAGAGCGAGCGGACGGATGCGGTGAGCAAGTGGCTGCACAAGGAACTGCGGCGGCAACGTCTGCCCTGGCGGCCCTATGCACTGCGGCATGCCTACGCGGCCCGACTGTGGCGGGAGGGGGGCAGTCGGTTGGATCTTTACACCGCCGCCCGGCTGATGGGCCACACCCCGCAGCAGCACTCGAAGACCTACCGGGCTCACATCCAGCCCCACCACGTGGCCGAGGCGGCAGAGCGGGCGTTAGGTGGGCTTTAACCGCCACTCACCATCCGGGCCTTGTTCACCCAGCCGCTGCATCAGGGTGAGGTGCTCGGTCTTTGCAGGATCCATGAATGTGGCCAGGCCACTCTGGCCGCTCATCCGCCAGTAGCACTTCAAGTAGCCAGGGTGCAGGTCTATGTCTTCGCTGGTCACGTACAGCATCCCCATGCTGGTGTGCTGCCAGATGTCGCCAGGCTGAAGTCGTTCAGTCACGCCTTCAACTCCGGCACCACCGCCTGGGCGTTGATCCGAATCATTCGCCGTGCTGAGCCCACCGGCGCCAGGTCGAGCAGCTCACGGCCCCACCGCCAGCGGCTACGGCGGTTGGCATCGGCCTCGGCCACCAGCCGCTTGATGTGCCGCTCGCTGCAGCCCATGGCGGCAGCGGCCTGGGGGATCGTCAGCAGCAGCGGCTGATGCCGTGCTGCGGTTGAGGCCCTCCCCTGGATCACAGCTGCGTCCCTCCGCCTGGAGCAGAGCGCAGCAGATCCGGGCATCGCCGCACCACCTCCGCGGCCATCAGCCGGGAAAAGGCCGGATGCTGCATTTCAGCTGACCACAGCATCAGGTTGTCGGTGATGCCGATGCGAACGGCCTCAGGCATCGAAAAGCCAGCGGCCATGACCTGGCAGATCGAAGCTGCCGAAGCCCAAGCCGCCGTGGTCAGGCTGTAGGCCTGGGCTGGCCGCGGCTGGCAAGCGCTGGCGCCAACGGCTGCGGCGGCCAGAACGTGAAGAAATCTCATTGCTTGGTAGGTACGGATCAGACTGGGAATGTCCGAGATCGTAGCGGATCTCTCGGATCTGTGTACTATTGCACCCAGCCAGCAACAACACCAATCAGCAATGGCCGAATCGTTTCCCCGGCGCCGCGCTCCCGTGCTACCCCAGACCCGCCCCGCCCCCTTGCTGCAGCCCCTGAGCGGCGGGCAACGGATGACAACCCACCTCCAGCCAGATCAGCACCAGCGGAAGGACCGGGCAGCCACCAGGCGCCAGAACAGCTCCGATGAGCGGGCTGTGCTCGCATTGTGTGCCGTCGCTGTCGCCCTGGTGACGGGGCTGGTGGTGTTTACCATCGTGCGCGACACGATCTACCGGGATCGATCGGTCCACCTGGTCGCCCCGCAGTATCCCTGAGCGATCTGAAAGCGATCTGGAGCTGTTCTGCTCTGGCGTCAGATCGGAGTGACAACGCTCCTACGGTGTGGGTGCCGATCCGTAGCGACGGAATGACCACTGCAGACCGTTTGTATGCCGCCGAGCAGCTGCTGGCCTTCCTGGAGCGTGTGGGCCCGCGGGAAGCAGTCTGGGCGATGAGCCTAGCGCTTGAGGTGCTGCAAGAGCAGCTGCGCTCGGGAACCGTGGATCACCTGAAGGCGGCTGCCCAAGCCTTTGAAGCTGCTGCCCCCGCCAAAACCGAAGAGCTGGCCAAGGCGCCGGCGCCGCGCGGCAAGAAATCGCCTGCTGCTGCTGCTGCACCGGCAACCAACGGAGAGCAGCCGTGACGCCAGCGGGATTTGCGCTGCCCGCGGTCTACGAGGGGGCAACGTGGGAGGGCATCAACCTGATCACCCTCACCAACCGGCAATCGGGCCGGCCGATCAACCTCAAGGCCGCCGACGTTGAAATGATCTACCGAAGGGTCGGGGAGAAGGCCGCACGCCTGGCCCTCGGCGTTGGCGGTGGCATCACCATCGTTTCGGCGGTGGAGGGCAAGCTGCGGGTGGAGCCGCAGATCCTGCCGCTACCCGCAGGGCCCTACTACTTCGAGCTGATGGCCCAGCTGGCGGCCGGCAGCAAGCTGCCGATTCTCGCCGGCACGCAAACGATCACGCGCCTGGGGGTGCCGTCGTGACCCTTTCCTCTGTGCTTGCCCAGGTGGAGATCACTCAGACCCTGATCCAGGCGGGTGTCACCCCACCGCCTGAATCCGGCGACAGCCAGGAGCCCAGGATCTTCTACGTCCGCAGTGATGGCTCCAACCAGAGCGATGGCCGCACCGCCCGCACGGGGCTGCGCCATGTGGAGGAGGCGCTGGATCGGGTGGCGGACTTTGCCGAGCCCGTGCCCTGGACAATCAAGATCCTCGATGACCTGCTGCCGACAGCTGGTGAGCTGGACGTGCCGGATCGCACGACGATCATCGGTGCCAATTTCCAGCGCCGCACCATCGTCAGCCCCTCGGCCGGCAATGAGGTGCGCAACGTGTTCAGGGTCGGCAATGGCTGCCACCTGGTCAATCTGAAGTTCAGCGGCTGGCGCATTGACAGCTTCAGCAACCCCACCAAGGGGTTTGCAATGGTGTTCCGCCCCGGTGCCGTGATCTTGCCGGGTGGCGTTCCATATGGGCAGAACTGCGTCGTCACTTCCGCCCTCACGGAGGTGCCCACCCCGCTGCCGATGAACGCTGCCGCCGGCAATCCTGCCCAGCCCAAGGGCGGCGGCTGCGTGTTGGCCGATGGTGCGGTGCTCTCCGCCTATTCAGTGTTTCCGAACCTGATGACCTGGGGCTTCACGCCCTCCAGCCACAACGGCATGGGCTACGTGGCCAAGAACCGGGGCTTCATCAACCCCGTCAACGCCATCGGCGTGGGCGCCCACAAGCACTTCGTCTGCCTCTCAGGGGGGCAGATGGTGGTGAGCGGCAGCAGCAGCCAATTCGGCGACTACAGCTTCTGGAGCGAGGGCAGCACCCAGCAGATCCAGCCGCTCACGGTGCCGGCATCGGCGCTCACCACCCAGGCGAATGCCGCCGCCGTGATCAATGCGGCGCGCACGGCCCTGATCAACGACCTATGGGCCTACCTGGGCACGATCGAGTGCGCCTGCGACTGGCCCGACAATTACGAAGAGCTCACCCGCAAGGATGCGGGCCTGTTCCTTGATGCCATCAGCGCCTCGCTGGTGCATGGGTTTCAGCGGCCGATGCAGAACTTCGCCGAGGGCATGTTCCGCTTCGATGGCACCTGCGTTTACCCCTACCCGTTCCATGCCGCCTTCAAGGCGAGCTGGGATCGGCTGGCCGCCCAGCTGATCGCCGGCGGGCAGCTCACCACCGCCGCGGGCGCGATGGTGCTGGCCCTGGTGGCCCGGCTTAAGGCCACCATGGACAACTACTGGTATGAGGTGGGGCAGGGCCCCGCGCCAACCCCAGTGGAGCCGGTGCGGCGCAAGCTGCGCTCCCTGATCACAGCGATTAACCATCAGTGGACGGCGCCGATGAGCGGCGTTGAGTTCTACCGTGTGCCGCCGGCGCGTGCCGCCCGGCGGATCCAGCGATCAATCAGGCAGATAAACGGTGGCCGGGTGCGGTTCAGCGGCCAAGACGACGCCGGCAATGCGGTGTTCGTTGGTGGCCTCACCATCGATGCCCGCAGCGGCCAGCTGGGCGGGCCGCCGTTCGACTCAGCCCTGCGCGGCCGTTTGACGCGCGGTGTCATCTCTAGGAGCTACTGACCTTGGCACGCATACGCACCGACCAACCCTCCAGCGGCAAACCGCTGCAGCTGCTGATTCCCTCAGCCGGATTCGTTCCCAACAGCTTCACCACGCTGGCGGAAGCGCCGGACTTTTCCATCCCAGGCACCGGTGACACCGGGGTGACGTTGGATCCCGCCGACTCCGGCCGCGAACTGCGGCCTGGCGAGGTGTTCCTCGAGGCGCCGCTCACCTGCATCAACACCGACACCACGACCCGGTGGGTGGAACTGCAGATCCTCACCCAGTCCAACCATGCAGTGCCGGTGACACCACAGATCAGCATCCCCCCGAAGGAATCGGTCTACCTGCCCATCCAGGGCCTGCGGCTGCTGAAAACCAGCTTCTCCGCCATCAATGGCGACCGCCTGCAGATCAGGGCCAGCAATGGCAGCTCGATCAAGGTCATCGGTTCGGCGGTCGAACTGGAGGCGCTGACCCATGCGCCGGATTCGGAGGCCTGATCCATGAACACCCTGCGCCTGGGTTCAGGCCGTCAATACCGCAGCGCTCCATTGGTGGAGATGCCGCTGCCCCTTGCCTACGACGCAGCGCTGCTGCCCGGCGCGCGGATTCTCGGAGAGGACGGGCAGATCTACGAGTCGATGCGGGATCCGGTTTCCGGCCTCTACGAGTGGAAGGTGCGGGCCCAAGGGGAGCGCGGGCCGGCCGTGGAGCTGCAGAAGAGCGCCACCCACCTCCAGTGGCGGGTGGAGGGCAGCGCAGGGGCATGGATTGATCTGGTGCCGCTGGTGGATCTGCTGGGCCCAAAGGGCGACCAGGGCGATCAAGGGCCTCAGGGCGCTGGCCTGAGTTTCCAGGGCACGGTGGCCACGGTGGCCGACCTGCCGAGCCCATCGACCCTTGGCTACGGCTATCTGGTGACTGCCACCACCCCGCCGCGCCTCTATGTCTACAACGGCACCACATGGGTTGATGCTGGGCCGATCCAGGGCCCGAAGGGCGACCAGGGCGACCCCGGCTCCGAGGTGGAGCTGCAGAAAACCAGCACGGAGATTCAGTGGCGCCGGGTAGGGGCGCCCACCTGGACCACGCTGGTGCTGCTCGCCGATCTCAAAGGCGATGCCGGCGCATCGGTGGAGCTGCGCAAGACGAGCACCGAGATTCAGTGGCGTCAGGTGGGTGCGCCCACCTGGATCACACTGGTTCCGCTGGACGACATCAAGGGACCTGTTGGTGATCAGGGCGATCAGGGCATCCAGGGCAACCCTGGCCCCGGTTTCAGCTACCAGGGCACCGTGGCGACAGTGGCCGACCTGCCGATTCCCAGCACGCAGGGGTTTGGCTTCCTGGTGGTCGCCACCGGAGATCTGCACATCTACAACGGCACGGCATGGGTGAATGCAGGCCCGCTGCAGGGCCCCAAAGGTGATCAGGGCGACCAGGGCATCCAGGGCAACCCCGGCCCCGGTTTCAGCTACCAGGGCACCGTGGCGACAGTGGCCGACCTGCCGATTCCCA